AGATTGACCGGCTGTGGGAGGCGATTGAGGCGACGGGCCGGATTGTTGAGGGGTCGCAGGGCCAGCCGCGTCCTAATCCGTTGTTCAAGCAGGTTCAGGAGTTTCAGGCTGAGGCGCGGCAGTTGGAGGACAGGTTTGGTTTGTCGCCTATGTCTCGGTTGAAGTTGGGTGTGACGTTTGCGGATGCGCACATGTCGTTGTCGGCGTTGAATGAGCGGTTGGCGTCGCGGCCTGTGTCGGTGGACGAGGTGTGGGATGAGGCCTAAGCCGAAGCACACGATTGGCGCTGACGTGATCGCGTGGATCGAGGGGCTGTGTGTGCATGGTCCGGGGGACATTCTTGGTCAGCCTGTCAACTTGACGGCGGAGGAGAAGCGGTTTCTGCTGTGGGCCTACGAGGTGGATGGGGACGGGAAGCGGCTGGTTCGGCGTGGCGTGCGGGGGCTTGCGAAAGGGTCTCGGAAAACTGAGTTTGCGGCGTGGGTTGCGTTGGCGGAAATGGCGGGTCCGGTCAGGTTTTCGCATTGGGATGAGGACGGGAAGCCTCGCGGCAGGGCGGTCGTGGACCCCTATGTCGTGTGTGGCGCGGCTTCCTACGAGCAGGCCGACCTGCTGTTCACCGCCGCTCGCGCCTGCATTGACGAAGGGCCGCTCAAAGACTTCTTCAACACGTTCGACAACGAGATTCAGATGCGCGAGCAGGCAGGCGTCCTGAAGCGGGTGCCTGCCGTCGCAGGAACGAACGATGGATTGCGCCCGACGTTCGTGGTCGCCGATGAGGTTCACGAATGGACTGGCAACAAGGCTCGTGTCCATCTCGTGTTGGAGAACGGGTTGGCGAAGCGTGAGGGTGCGTGGTCGCTGTCGATTACGACGGCGGGGAACCCGAAGCAGGAGTCGGTCGGGTTGACGTTGTACGAGTATGGGAAGCGGGTGGAGTCGGGCGAGATTGACGATCCGGGGATGCTGTTTTCGTGGCGTGAGCCGGAAGTGAACGTGGACAGTTTGCAGGATGCAGTGGTTCGTGAGGAGGCGCTGATTGCGGCGAACCCGGAGTCGTGGAAACGCATTGACGACCTGATGCGCCGCTTTCACGAAGTGCCGCTGCACGAGTTCTGCCGGTATCACCTGAACATGTGGGTCGAGCCGGACGAGGAACGGTGGCTGCCACCGGGCGCATGGGAAGCCCTACATTCTGATCATCAGATTGCCGACAAATCGCGTATTGTCCTCGGCTTTGACGGTTCGTACTCGGGCGACTCCACGGCGCTAGTGGCCGCTACGGTCGAGCCTGTTCCTCACCTGTTCGTCCTCGGCCTGTGGGAGCATCCGGGTGGGAACGTTGCGTGGACTGTTGACCATGATGCGGTGGAGGCCACGGTGCAGGAGGCGTTCCGCCGGTTCGAGGTGGTTGAGATGAGCGCGGACCCGCCGTACTGGTCGCAGCAGCTCAACCGCTGGATGGAGGAGTACGGGGCGGACAGGGTGCTGGCGTTCAACACGTTCGTTCGTAAGCGGATGGCGCAGGCGTGTTCGTCGTTCTATCAGGCGGTGACGGTCGAGGGTGTGTCGCATGACGGGCATCCGGGGCTGTCACGTCACATCGGTAACGCAGTGCTGAAAGAGACTGCGCAAGGCGCTTACATCACGAAAGAGGACAAGTCTTCGCCAAGAAAAATCGACGCGGCTATCGCTGCCGTGATCGCGTACAACCGGGCGGCCTATCATGCGTCGCAACCGGAGGTCGATGTGGGAATGGAGTGGCTGTGATTGCGACGGTGATGCAGGTGGTTGGTATGCTTTTGCTGGCTGTCGGTGCGTTTCTTGTTACGCCTGCGGCTGGCGTGCTGACGCTCGGTGTGGGCGTGCTGGCGTTCGGACTGGCGATGGAACGGAGCCAGAGTGCTGAATAGACTCATCGAGCGTCGCGGCGCTTACCAAACACTGTTCGGCTCAGGGATGCTGTTTGAGCGTCCTTCGTCGTCGGGGATGACGGTCAACGAGGACACGTCGCTGCGGCTGTCTGCCGTGTACGCATGCGTACGCCTCATTTCGGACACGATTTCGACGCTGCCTTACGACCAGTTTGTTCGCCGTGACGGGCAGCGGTTCCCGTACCGTCCGAAGGACGGCTGGGTTGACCGTCCCTCTACCGAGATGCCGCGCACGACGTTTTGGAAGCAGGTCATCATCTCGCTGCTGCTTGACGGCAACGCTTTCGTGATGATTACGCGGTCGGGCAACGAGATTGTGGACCTGACGCCGCTGAACCCGAAGCAGGTTCGGGTCAAGCGCGAGAACGGCCGCAAGGTCTTCGTTGTCAACGAAAGTCAGACACTCACGTCCGATCAGGTGCTTCACGTCACCGAGATGCTCATGCCCGGAGAGATTCGCGGCACGTCGCGCATCATGCAGGCCAAGGAATCCCTCGGTCTCGGCCTCGCACTAGAGGAGTACGCGGCAACCTTCTTCGGAAATGGCGCGTATGCAGGAGGCGTGCTGGAGTTCCCTGAGAAGTTGTCGCCGGAGCAGCGTAAGGAAATCCGCGAGACGTGGAATCAGACGCATCAGGGTCCGCGCCGTGCGCACCGTGTCGGGATGCTGTGGGGCGGAGGGAAGTTCAACCCGCTGACGGTGGACCCTTCTGCGTCGCAGCTCGTGGACCAGCGGAAGTTCGCGGTCGAGGAGATTGCCCGAATCTTCCGCGTCCCGCCGTTCATGCTTGGCGTGTCGGAGAACGCGGCGATGGCGTTCGCGTCGATTGAGCAGCAGCAGTTGTTCTTCCGGCAGCACACGATCCAGCCTTACGTCGAGATGCTCGAAGACCACTTCCAGTCTCTGCTGGAGAACCCGCGTAGTTTCATCAAGTTCAACATGTCGTCTATCGTCCGTGCTGACCTTCAGACTCGGTACCAGTCGTACAACACCGCGCTTCTCGCCGGGTTCATGTCGGTCAACGATGTGCGTGCGCTGGAGGACAAGGGTCCGGTTGATGACGGCGACCAGTACCGCGTGCCGTTGCAGAACATTCCGCTGACCGATGCGGGCGTGATTTCGACGCAGCAGAAGGCCCGTGCCGCCCAGTCCCTTGCTATCTCGGGTTACACCGCCGACTCGATTGCCGAGCTGCTTGGCCTTGACCTTGAATCGTTCGGCCTGCCGTCCGTGCAGGTTCAGGCACCACCCGAGCCTGTGCAGGATGAGGAGCAGTAATGCCAGTTGGTAGCGGACGTATCGCGGTCGGCACTGCCGCAACAGAGGTTCCCGAGACGTGCGTTATGCCGTTCTCTATCCAGTTGCACAACGACGACAACACTGACGAAGTGTTTATTGGTGGCCCGGACGTGACGACGACGACCGGGATGCAACTGAACAAGTTGGAGAACCTCCGGCTTGACCTGAACCCCCTTGACCGGGTGTACGCCATTTCTACCAAGACGGGCCATAACCTGTCGTATGTGACGTTCCGAAAGTCCTGCTGATGCCATACTTCATCTCTGATGACGCTGCGGGCTGCGACGGGTGGGCGACCGTGAAGGATGACGGTGAGGTGATGGGTTGCCACGGGTCGAAGCAGGACGCGATAGATCAGGCGCTTGCTATCGCGCAGTCTGAGGGCAGCACCTACGAGGGCGAGCGGAAGAAGAAGAAGAAGGATTACCGGCGTGACCTGCCGGACGCTTACCGTCCTGCTACGGCCGAGGATGTTCCGGAGGGCCGTGCGTGCGGCAACTGCGTGTTCTTCAACGAGGAGGACGTTGCGCCTGACGGTCGTGCGCGTTGCACGAAGTGGGACGAGTATGTGGACGGCGGGTTCTACTGTGACGCTTGGGAGCCGAACGACGGTGAGGACCGTGCGGCGCCTGACGGTCTTGTGGTTGGAGACTTTGTGCGTTGGCAGGCGTCGGGCGGAGCAGCGCGAGGACGCATCACCCGCATCCTCCGCTCGGGGACGCTGAACGTCCCAGACAGCTCTTTTACGATCAACGCGGACGAGGACGACCCTGCCGCGCTAATCCGCGTGTACCGGCCGTCCGGCGACGGCTGGGCAGCGTCAGACACCCTTGTCGGTCACCGCTTTTCGACGTTGACGAAGATTGACGACCTGC